CTGCATTCCGCCCGATAAACTTTCCCAGTCGGTCTGTTCGGCATTGATCAGTACACAGGGGAAAATAACCGGATAGGTATCTTCATCCGTTTGGAGTTGGCCATAGTCTTCGTCTATAGTGGACAATGCGGGCATATGAGCGGCAATGTACTGCTGGATGCTGTAAAATAGCTGTTCCATGATTCTTATTTATTTAGAATGTTAGTAATATTGGTTTCTATTAATTTTTCTATTTTCTGATTCAGTTCACGGCTTTCACCGATAAACTGGCGTTGGGGAATGGTAGCTTTTACATCGAGTTTTTCTTTTGTTGTCAGTGCAAGCCTTTTCCACTTCAATGCTTCTTCCGGAAGATTCTCTTCCATGGCTTTGCGTTTCTTTCCGCCGGCTTTCATCCTTTTGCTGATTCCGGCAGCCCGGTAGTATTGCGCCCATGCGAACCTCCTCATTTTCGGGGTCACTTGCGGATGCGTGGTTATTTGTCCTCCATTGTTGTGCAAAGCCGCGTATTCCACGTCGTTTGTCACGGTGACGCGGGAGTCTCCCGGAATGTACCTTATGGAGCTAAACAGATGGTTGCGTCCGGAAAGTAACGTACCGTATTTGGCAGAAGCTCTTTTTCCGCCTTTCTTCCGCCTCCAGGCTTCCTGCCAGGGATGGAGACCGCCGTCGACAAAACCACCCTGACGGAAATTTTCTTGAAAATGGTCTTTTGCCGTACAACCTACCAGGACGGGGAGCTTCCGGTGGCGAAAATCATTCAGTTCGGCAGCTTTTTGTTGAAGTCTCCTGCTAAATTCTTGAATATTCATGGTTTATTGAAGTTATAATTGTATTTTTGTATTCAAACATTTAATGATTATGGAAGCAAACAAAGCCGGAAGAATTGCTAGAATGCAACAGGCTGCCAATGATTATGCAAAGAGCAAACAGTATGAGCAAGCACTGTATGAAACAGATTGGAATGGATATTCCGTATATATTGCCGTCCTTCAAATTTCCACTTCGAATATGTGTGGCGGTTACCCCATGTATATTCTGGTTTCCGAGACTTCTGCCGCACGTTGGAGTACGCTCAAAGAGACAAATGAAATCCTTTCATCATTGTGACGATTCCCTGACGATTCCATTAATGATATCCTCATTTATAAGCATATTATCCACCCTATAGAGACGGATGCCATATTCAGTGCGAATCTTCGTCTTTAGAATTTTCCAATCTAGGATTTCTCCAGTTTGTGGATCATATATTCTCAAACCACCATTCTCAAACCGTTCGGCTGTAATGATGTGCCCTTCTATGCTTCTTCCTTTCCAGTTGAATGAAAGGTGATATCGTCCCGTTTCTTTAGTCAATTCGTCGAATTCTTTTTTCATTTCGGTAATGCTTTTTACTTTTTCTCTATGCAGGGTGGAATCCCAGTATTGACCGCCGGCTGTAAGTTTTTTAGGTCTTTCACCGGTTTTAGGGTCAATCCATGCCCACTCCGTCTTTGAAGACAACTGTTGTGGTATATTTCCCGAATCAGCTTTTATTCTTATTTGGGCTTCAACATTATACCCACGCCTGCGTAATTCGTTAGCAACAACACATGACTGGCAATTCTCCCGGTATCCTTCATCTTCTTTATAATGTGGATTGCCTTTCATTCCGTTTGCTTCTTCAAATGTCATCGGCTGGCCTTGTTCGAGTTTTAACTTCTCTTCCGTCCTATGTACATTTTCTATCCACTTCTGTTGTTCATGAACATCCAGTCCTGACGGTACATTACTTCCGATTGATTCATTCAATAATTTTTCTACCGCTTCTTTCGCTCCATCATACGCATGTCTGATATACGGATGCGACTTGTCAAAAAGCTCTCCAGTCTGTCCCGGATTTCCTTTCAGCCCGTCAGCTGGTTTCTCATCATCGGCACCTTCGGGAATACCATCCGTCGGTGTACAAGATTCATCCGTAGACGTCAATACACATTTGCAGTTCCATCTGTCACCCGGACGGTGTGATTTCCAAAACGGATGGTCAACGGGCAATATCGTTTCCCAAAATGTTTTGTGGTCCGCCCCCGGATGAATGCTGGTGGACGGCAGCCATTTCAGATTCGGAAGAATATCCTTTTCCCGTTCGAACCGTCTCCAGTCCGCTGCCTGATGGGCGCGGATGACAGCGGTGTCATATTCGGTTCTCAACCAATGTTCCATCTGGTGCGTGGCGATTGGTTGAACTTCTTCCGACCACTGTTCAAACGACTTTAGCTTGCCTTTGGAATCCAGCAGTTGCGCCGCCATGTCATTCTGTGCACGATGCACTTTGAAGGCGGAAAATACCGCGTTGTTATGTCTCAACTCCTGGTAGAAGTCATAGTCCGGGTCGGCAGGTTTACGTACTCCGAATCCTCTGTCAGTGGCTTCGTTGAGCGCTTTCCATGTTTCATTGAATAGATTTTCCTCAATGTCCGTCATTGGATGGAAGCTTTTGCTGTAGATGTTCTTCAGCGCCAGTTTCATTACTTCGTCATCAAATGAGAAACCGGATGACGCCTCATGCCCCGCCGCGTCCCGGTAAAGCTTGTTTATCACCACTCTAAAGGAGCCCCGTGGTTCTTTTCCTCCGGGGCTTTTACGAAAAAACCGTTCCACCAGTTTTTAAATCCGCCTTTCTTTTTAGCGGGTGATTGCTCGCCGGAAGGTTCATCCATTTGTGGGTAAAAGGGAGATGTCTGCAGGTGCTTTATGGCGTCTTTCTCATTCTCCGGACATTCCAATCCCAGCTCGTCGTACATCTGCTTCTTGCTGATTTCCAGTCCGAGGGCGTTGACCTGGGTGAAAAGATTCATCTTGGTGGTCGGGTCAATCATTTTAGGCTCCGAATAACAGAATTCACCGCCGGATGTGTCAATACCCAAATGCAGGAATATATCCGTCATTTCGTAATTGAGCAGATTCAGGATAAACTTCCGGTCACTTTGTGAAATACGTTCCTCTACTTTGCCATGTACCGTTCCAAGTGCCTGGGAACCTTTTGTCCCGGCCTCGGTGGTCAGTGTATTTCCCAAAAACAGTTTGCTTATTTCACTGTTGCAAGTGTCCACCAGAGTTTTATACAGGTCGGAGCTGCCTGTTTTGTTACCGCTTTCCACCAGCTCCATATTGCAGCCGTCGGGCAAGAACCATGACGATGCGGAACCCTGTGTAGCATCGTTTTCTTTCAACTGCTCCAAAGCGGATTCGTCTTCGGGATCATACGTGTATTTGCGCATCGGCATTCCGAATATTTCAGCGAATTGAGCCCAATCGGCTGTACTGTTACGTTTGTAAATGACCCATGGAGCGGCTTTAGCCAGTTCACCCAGTGAACGGGGTTCACCGATAAACAGCAGGTCATCAAATTCATCCCATGGAATGCCGGTTGTATCATGCTGTCGTTTAAGGATAAGTTTGCGTACCGGATCATAATGTTTGCGCGGAATAAAGATATAGTTCAGCCATCCGGTCCTTTTGTCCCGGTAGAATTGCACAAGCGTGTTGCCTTGCGGTATCGCGTCGAACGCGTCTTCCAGGAAATGCAGGAACCATGGCGAACGCAACTGCTCGTTTATTTTTTCGTCCGGTTTCCCGTTCCTCCGGAACTCGATGACGGAACAGAGTATGGCGCTTTTCCGCTTGTTGATGACACTGGAAAGATGCGGGTCCATCAGAATATCCTCATACAGGTCATATAACTTGGCCCGTTGTGGAAAATCAATGCTTTCAGCCGCCGTCAGCGCGTTTATGTAACTTCCTATATCAATGCCGAAACGTCTTGTCTGAGTCAGGATGATGGTTGAGGGACGCTGTTGTCCCGGCAGGGGAATATTTCCTCCGGCAGTTATGGTATTTCTTTTCATATCAATAGTGGTTTATGCGTTTTTGATTGCTGCGTAACTCATAAGATGATTTGCGTTCCACTTTTTCCAATTCCGGCACTCCGTCAACGGACATACCTTTTTTGACGGCTTTCAGCCATTCCACCGCCCGCTCATACCTGTCTTTGCGCAATTGTGTCAGCTTCTGTGGATTGTGGATGGAGAATATATGGTAGATGGCAATATCCAATGCCATCATCAATACCAGTTGGTTCCGTTCGCCACCGGTTGCGGCGAACAGCTTGTCACAGTCGTAGTGTCCGGAAAGATAGCCGCGCATTTCGGCAATGGCACGGTCCTCACAGATTTCAACGATGGCGTTGTCGTTACGGGTCAGCGCGTCCAGTATGTCACGATGAATACTGGCGTCATAGTCGGATAGTTCTATAAATTTGCTCATAATCTCTATAAATTTGCTTATAATCTGTATTTATTACTGCTTCGCCTGGTTGAGCGTGGTGTGGAATGTCCGGGTCTCAGAACACGCATTTTGCGGTCTATAATCCGGTTTGCCCCTTCTATGCAGTCCGGACCGTCGGCAGGGAACTTCAGGCGGAGAGTGAAGAGTTTGAACTGGTCGGTCAAACGCTGCATATGCGGGTTCTGCTGCTCGTCCTCGTTGAAAATGAGATTACCTTCCCGGTTCAGCGGTTCGAGGTTCGCCTCGATACGGGTTGCCTTATCCGTTTTCTTCTCCGTGTCCGGATTGATATTCAGTTCTACGTGCTTTTCCTTTTTCGCCTTTCGCACGAGCGGTTTGAAGACCTGCTGGAAAAAAGGGTCCTGCAGCTTGTTGTTCTCCATGAAGTTATAGAGAGTGGTCCGCCCGTCCACGTATTCATTGAGTGATATGTACCAGTCAATAAACTCCGCGTTCAGTCCCCGCTCAAGGAATCCCTTGATTACGTAGAGCTTCCCCTCTAGTTTGCCGCATAGCCAGCACGCTTTGGTTGAACTGTTTTTTGTCTTGTTCTCGCCCGGCGCAGGGTCACCGTAGACTACCAAAAATTTGAATTTCCTCAAAGAGGGGATTTTACCGTAGGTGATTTCCCTGAACACTTCCCCTTCGGAAATAGGGTTGTTGAAATATTCCTTCTGCACGGCAACGGTGCTGACTTTGGAAATAACCTGGTCTATCATTTCCTCCGTATTCTTTTGCGGCCATGTGCTTTTCCCGTTCTTATCACGGATGTTCACGATATCCCAATAGTCCGCAAGTTTTCCGGCACGGGTGATGCAGCAGTCCTTGGCAATGATGTTTCCGCAAAATATGATGGTGGTGGGAACGGCGGGGTCGCGTGTGAAGTAGAGCGCGTCTTCCCACCAGCGCCAGTTCTTGTCTACCGTATCCGGATTCCGGCACGCTTCGTCCGTATCGAAGTCATCCACCAGCAGGCAGTCCGGACGTACGGCTTCGTTACGACTACCGCGCGGGGCGTTTCCGGCACCCACCCCGATGAATGAAGCCCCATTCTTCAGAATGAAATTCGACTCCTTCCAATTGCCCGGATTCACCTGATTCCCGTAATAAGCCTTCAGGCGTCCGTTCTTCTCGAAAATCATTTTGTAAGGTTTGAGCAGACGTATGGCGGCTTCCTCCGTAGCGCTGGCCATGATAACGTTTTTCCTGCGTCCCGTCAGAACAAGGAACATTACGATAAACATGGTGACGGTACTCTTCGAAAGGCTTCGCGCCCATGAGAGCACTTCGTACCATTCGTCATTCGCCAGGCATCTCTTAATCGCTTTTTTCTGAAAGTCGGCAAACTCGGATTTTGCGTATGTGGGAAAGAAGAATTTTATCCATTCTATCGGATGCGCCTCCAGCCAGGTGCGGTGCTTCTCCATCTCCGCCCGGTTCAGGTTCTCCTCTACGGGGACATCCTTATAAATGTCCTCCTTGAAGTCTTCCCATTTTTGTAGCAGGTCTCTGTCTATCTGTTTCATAGGGAATCTTTTATAAACAGGTCCCACAATGTTGTAAACTCTTTGGCCTTGTTTATATCAACCGGGCGCAGCCAGTTGATAAAACGCATTCCCACGCTGATAGTATCGCCGATACCTACGTCTGTTTCCATTTTCTTGATGGCGGCCGCCAGTTTGCCTAGCGTGTCGGCTTCGGCGGTGGTGGCAAAGCGTTTGCCAGGTTCCCGCTCCATGATGACCTTATTGATTTCCGCTACCTGGCGGTGAAGGTTTGATATTTGTTCTTCACGTGTCAAGGTGACGCCCACCTTCCGTTCTTCCCACTTTTCCGCTTTAATCCATTTGGACAGTGTCTGGCGGCTGACGCCTACTTTTTCCGCAATCTCCTGCTGTGTCAGGTTGTCTTTCAGATAAAGGACTCCGGCATATTCCTTCTTCTGCGCAATGGTTAGTTCTGTAGCCATAAATCTTCCTTTTTATTGCAAAGTTCGTCAGATAAACACCTCTTTGCAAGGGGGGTAAAATACGAGGATATTATAAACTCATTTCATTGATTTATAAAGTTGTATCATGTTTTTGCCATATTGACACACCCCGTTTCTTCATTTACCTTTGCCAGAAAAAGAACGGAACCTGATGAGACGATTTTTTAATGTAATACCCGGAAAGGATGCCGCCTGCATCCTGCTTTATGGAGAAATAGGTGAATATGACCGTGTACGCAGCGGAGATATCGCCCGTGAGCTGATTGAAGCTGAATCCGTATCCAAGCGGATAGACGTACGTATCAACAGCATAGGCGGTGAGATATTTACCGGTATGGCCATCTTCAACGCTTTCCGTCAGAGTGCGGCGGATATCACCATTTATATTGACGGTGTGGCCGCTTCTATGGGAAGTGTGGTTGCCGCTTGCGGGAAACCCGTGAAAATGAGTCGTTATGCACGCCTGATGGTGCATAGCCCTTCGGGGGGCGCTTACGGAAATGCGGACGAGATGGAGAAAACTGCCGGGATGCTGAAAAGTCTCGAGGATACTCTTTGCGAAATCTATGCCTCCAGATGCAAAAAAACGAAAGATGAGATCCGTTCGGAATGGTTTGACGGAAAGGATCATTGGTTCACCGCGCGACAAGCGGTGGAACTCGGGCTGGTGGATGAGATATATGACGCCGATCCGGTACCGGAAGACAGTACTCCGGAGCAGATATATAAAATATTCAATAACCGGCTGGAGAACCAGTCACAATACAGCAATAAGATGAATTTGGAAGAATTTAAAAAACGTCCGTTGTTCAAAGACTGCGTGACGGAAGAAGATGTGCTCCGTAATGTTGCGCATCTGGAACAGGAAGCGGCCAAGGTTCCGGAACTCCAGGGCAAGGTGACCGCATTTGAGGAGAAAGAACGTACGGCCATTGAGGC